TCCATGGAGTGTTTGCATCTTGGGCTATATATCAGTAGAGACATCTAATATGTATAAGGGTATTTTGTAAAAAAAAATTAACGCATAGTAGTAAAGATGATGAACTGGTCTTTGACGATCGTTCTTGTTGCCATTGTCCTGCTACTCACGGTTCGGCGTGAGCCATTCACGGAAATCTTTGGATTTTCAGGGCACACCAAACCTGTCGGTCGTATTCGTCTAGATGACACTAAGCCCAACCTCTCTGGGTATAGCCAGGCGGAAGCCAATGTTGATAATGACATGATGCAAGAATTTGTTCTCCAAACCAACAAAGAAATCACTAAGCGCACTGGTCTCTGCACATATATCATTGAGACTATCAACGTTCAGAAGTATGTGGGTGAAGACAAAGAGATCTACGAGTGCGTCTTCATGACTGTGAAGAACAACGGATTCTCCTTTGGTTTCACTGTTGCGGCTTACTTTGAGGTCATGAATGGAAATGTCAAGTTGGTCTCTCTCCGTACACAGCCACTTGAAGCCGAGTCTGCCACCCAGATTGCTCCCTTTGTGGATGGTGCTTCGGGTAAGGAATTTGTAAACTACGAACTCGTGAAGGAGAAGGCTACACCTACCTTAGGTGAGTTAGAAATGGCTAAAAATAAATTACAGTAATTATAATGCTCAGCATCAATGACGTGACAAGGATTGATGATAAGAGAAAACAAATCAAGAAAGAAATCTATAAACGAATATACGAACAGTTTTCTCGCAAAATAAAACAGTGTGTTGAACTTGGTCACAAACAGGTGTTTTTGACAGTACCAACATTTGTCATCGGTTGTCCAACGTTTGATAGATCCGCAGCGGCTAGATATGTTGCGCGGCAATTCAAATTAGGTGGATTTGATGTGAGACTCATAAGTGACTATGATATATATGTGTCGTGGGTGGTACCCAAAAAGATCAAAGATAAGAACAACGAAACCGAAGAACCAGAATTTCCGGACTTGATAAACTTGAAGAAGATGGCCGATAAGTACAGGAGAAGTGCGTAGGAAGTCTGGTAATAAAAACACACTCAATGATAAATGGATAACTTAAATGTACTCGTTGAGGCGAAGAAGGAATACCTAGGCCAACTTTGTCTCATCATGTGTCCAGTTATGATTGAAGTGTTTCAGGATATGTACGACGAAGCGACGAAGCTTTCCAAGGGTAGGAAGACTCTCATTATGTTTCAGAAGCTTCTCAAGGAGGTTCCAAACTGGTCCAACCAGATGTCCGCTCAGCACACCAGCAACATCGCGGACCGTTGTGCGTGGTTCAATGACCTCCTAGCCGCCGTCTTTGTCGCGTGCACGAAGATTCTCTCTGCTGTTCGCCTAAAGGCAGACAATAAGAAGATCAGTCTCAAGCTCCCCACTAACGAGGTTTTCATCCAAACTTGCTACAACAATGTTGCCAAGGACCTTTACAAGGATCCTTACATTTTCCATGAGGAACAGAGTGAGTATGTGAGGGATGAACAACTCACTCAGCGTATTTCTCTCTGCATTGAGTCCACTGTGAAGGAGCTCATCCCAGTTCAGCAGATTCTTCAGACCTACATGTCCCAAGAGACTCGTGACATTGATCTTGATGGCGAGATTCAAGATACTGAGGATCCAGATGTGTTTGATGGCCCCGGTGACGGTGAGACCCAAGAGCCAGAGCCTCTTCCAGAATCCGAGCCTCTTCCCGAAAATGAACCCATGATGGGTGCGGAGGAACAGGTTCAACCTACTGGTCTAGAGAATGAGTTTAAGACTGTTCCAGGCGTTCAGGCTCCAGAGCCAGAGATGGAGCCAGAGCCCATGGCTGAATCTGAACCCACCTTTGGGGCTCCTCCACCTCAGGCCGCGGAGGAAGATGACGGTGTTCTCTTTGGTGACGCACCAGATCATCGTGTAAAAAAAACTGCGTATAATTAAATGGAGTTATCCGACTATCTCAGAGATCCAATGAGTGCTGCGCTCATAGCCGCGGCTATCACCGCTGGTTACATTCACGTCAAGGCTCAACTCAACAATGAGGGTAAGTTGGAACTTAACAAGTACACCAAGCCAGCCGCCCTTAATGCTATTCTCGTGTTCTTCATCGTGTCTAATGGTATTGGACAACGTGAGGCAATTTCTAGTGAACCTTTTTAAACTTAAAGATTACGCGTATATTATAAGAAAATGGCATCCGTCACTGCGTTTAATGACATGCTCTCCCAATTTCTTGTGGAATTGCACAAGACTTTTCCAGAGGAAAAAGGTATCAAGAAGATGACTGCTTCGTTTGAGGTGATTAAGCAGTCCAACCCCCGTCTCGTTGTTGATGGTTTCATGAAGGGTGTGACTCCTTACGCGGATAAGATTTCCGCCAAGGATGAGTCTTTCCTTCTTGAGGAGATTGAGAAGATTGACTTCCTAAAGGATCTCAACATCAAGAGTTATTGGACTCGTATGTCCGCTAACACACAAGCCGCAACCTGGCAGTACCTTCAGACCCTATATATGCTTGGTACTACTATCAACGCTATTCCAGCCGATACTCTCACTCAGATCGAGAATATCGCCAAGGGTGTTGCGGACAAGATGCAGACCGACGGTGGTGAGCTTGACCAGGATGCTCTCATGCAGATGATGAGTAGTATGCTTGGCGGTATGGGTAAAAAATAAACCTCAAGGTATATTAAATGAAGGCTTGGTTTGACGATCCTCAACAACTCTTTAGATCTGACAAGGTTTTACAATTCTGGCCAAACAATGAACAAACTCCAGAAGACCGAATTAACGCCTCTTCTCGTTTTGTAATTTATGCATGCTGCATTATTTATCTTACCCGTCGCGATCCAAGGATCTTTGTCCTTGGCAGCACTATTTTGGGTGTTCTTTATGTTATGTACAAGGCTAAGATGGTAAAGGAGGGATATGGTTTCAGTGCGAGTGGTGATGAGCGAGGGTGTCAGATGCCAACTGTGGACAACCCTATGGGTAACGTGCTCATGACGGATTACACAGATGCACCCAACCGCCTTGAAGCCTGTTACTATCCAACCGTTAAGCCATTCGTTAAGTCCTATTTAGATGATCGTATTCCATATGACGCTGGTAGATCTCGTTCGGCTCTCCCAGAGAGGCAGCGCGCCGCGGCTGCTCGTCAGTTCGTGACTGCCCCGGTCTCTAAGATTCCAGGCGATCAGACCGCTTTCGCGGAGTGGTGCTATGGTTCTAAGAATGCCCCTACTTGCAGAACTCACCCAGAGTTGTGCAACCCAAACGCCAGGGGTGTTCAATTGGAGGCTTTTGCGGGCCTTGATCCTGCCGGTGATAGCCGAGTTTCTCATAGGGGGCACGGAATTGCTCCAGCTTAGTTTTATAAATATTCTCACGTAATAATAAATATGGCATACCAATTACAACCTGGTCTTGCAATAGTTCAAAATGCGGGCGCTCTCCCATCTGTGAAAGCCACTGAGGAAGTTTTCGTCTACCCTCAGCCCAGTACCCTTAACTACTGCTGTCGTCCAAACACTATGCTCTACGGAACCGCCCCTTACATGGCTGGTAAGGGTTCCCCAGCGCAATTCATTGATGTGAGTGACCAACTTCGTCCTCAATCCACCACTCGTTTTAACAAGGTCATTGTTCCCACTTATGAGCGCAACTTGTTCCCTCTCACCAACATGGAGTGCAAGGTGCCTCTTCGTACCCTAACCTACGAGCCAATGAGTACTCGCGCGGAACTCCAGAACGGCCTCTTTCACCAAAGATACGCTAATAAAAATGTTACTAAAAAATAAGAATGGCGGATCCCATTTCACTCGCAGCTATTGCTGGTTTAGTTTTTGCTGGTAGATCGTTGAGTACCAAGACTGAACCAGATCCAGTTCAGAAGGTTGAAACGATCACTCCACAGCAGCCACAAGAACCCCAAATTACTTATGACAATGATGTTCCCGAATTTATTGAACGCGATTTTGAACCACGTGTTGACATTCCACAAAAGATGGAGATGGAAAGCTTTGCTGACATTAGCTATCAACAGAGGAGTGGTGGTCAAGAGATTCTCAACATGAGAAACCGTATGTATGACACTGGTCGTATGAACAACCTCTCCCCAATTGAGAAGCAAATGGTTGGCCCAGGTCTTGGTGTCGGTGCTGACACTCCAGCGAGTGGTGGTTACCAACAACTCTTCCGTGTGAACCCCATCAACGTGGGTGAGTACAGGCTCACTACACTTCCAGGACGCTCCGGTCCAGCCGCGGATGTCACTGGTGGTCGCTCCGCTCTCGTTGGTCAATTGACCCACAACAAACCTGAGACTACTGCTCACCTTCCTTCCCGCCTTCCACCTACCGCGGGACGTGCTCAGGGTATGTCTGGTGCAATTCCAAGAGCCAGTCATCAGAAGACTATGAGAACCACTAACCGTTCCGAGACTGGCCACCGCGCAGATGGACTCGGTTTCAACGGAGCGAAGCGTTTCGTCTCGGCTCAAACTATGCCACAGGACCCCACTCGTTTCAAGAGCGATCGCAACGACCAACAGTTTGCCCACTACAGCCACGCGGCTCCAGGTATTACCAACTTCAGTGGTGCCTACGCGACCAGTGCGGCTGCTCAGATTACTACGAAGAACAATGAGGAGTTGATGAAGTATGGTTTCCGTCCAGAGGATCGTCGTGGTAAGGCTAACCGTATGGGTAACAAGGGTCGTATGAACGTGAGAGAGAGTGCCCTCAAGCAAGGTGGTGCGTTGACGGCTGTTCGTACCGATACTTCCCGTATTGACGGTCGTGTGAATGCTGCAAACGGTGGTTGGACACAAAACTACCAGCAGAAGCCATTCCACCAGTTCAACGCCTACAAGGGCAACGAGAACCCACATGCACGTGACTTGGGTGTCGCGAAGAGGCAGCTCCAGAACAACCCATTGGCGCACAGTTTATGTTAATAATTTTGGTTATAGATAAAAACAATCATTAAAATATTGTGCCTATATTTTAATGAAGGTTCACACCCTTGATATAGATAGTAGTGAGAGAGATGCAAATGTATATGCTTACGCTAACAATTATACTGTGACTCTCAAAGAACCTATTTATGATGTCACACAAATTAAATTAGTGTCTGCGCGTATTCCAACACCACAATTGACTACATGCGCTACGAATAAGACGTTTAGCATTTACGATTCCGGTGCACCAGATGATCTTATTGAAGTTAGTTTAAATGAAACGAATTATGCAGATGGTGATGCATTCGCTACAGATCTTGATACTCTCATGCAACCACCATTGACATGTATAGATCAGGTTGTCTTTGACTCAGATACCCAAGCTCTTACATTCTCTAATACGATAGCGAGTAACACCTTTACATTCAAGTTTTTTGATGGTACAAACGGATACCTGAGTAACGTGGCCCTCACAACACCTCATCAAGTTATGGGTTTTTCTTCGAAGAATCCAGTGGAGAGTGACAGTATCGTTTCTGGTGCCATCAATCTAGAAGGTCCAAACTCCCTTATTCTTCGTATGACATCTGGCTCGGATGAGTTTACGAAGACTGTGTACTCTGTGACACCATTCTATACGGGACACATTCTTCTAAATGGCACAGATATGATTAATTTTCATGGTGCAGACGATCCACTCACTCACGAATTCTACAAGGGACCACAAAAGTATATCAAGTATATCAAACTGGAGTTCTTTTACATGAGTCATGGCCGCCTCGTTCCATATGATTTCAGAAATCAAGATCACATTTTGAAATTCGAAATCACGTGCTCTACAGACAAGTTAGAAGGTCTACCAAAGGTTCCCTTGGAAGTTGTTGAGAAGGAGTTGCCGCCACCAATAAACATTCCAGAAATTGTTGAGGATGTTTATAAGTGGAAAATGGAATACATTTCCATTGGTATTATCGTATTCGTCGGTCTAGTTCTTCTGAGTCTCATGAAGCGCAAGCCAAAACTTAGCGGGTAATCGCGAAGACAGGCTGAGCAGGCTTGGAGACACGAGTGGAGATGTTAGAGATGATCATGTAGACCGCGATGGAAAGAAGGGTGGTGAGGAC